TAGTATCTGCAACAGGTCCGAATAGATATGTTTTTGCTGTAAATTGAAGAGTGTATATTAATGCAGTTCTTGTTGTGAAATCTCCCTCATATTCATCTCTAAATGAAATATTATCTAAAATAATAGGAACATCTCTTTTTTCTCCGATTGAATTGATTAAATTAATAGTAATATTAAAGGATGGTTGAAAGAATGGTAATATTTGTTCAATAATTTGTAGAGCATCATCATTTAATTTTGAGAATATACTAAGTTCAAATCCAATGTTATAAGGAACAGGCATAAAAACTTTTTTTAATTTTGATCCATCAGAAGCTTTAAATGTTTGAGTAACACCTGATTTACGACTTGCATCATATTGTATTGATGTCATCTCAAATGACATTCTGGGTAGTGTTATAGCAACTGCTTTTGTTAAATTTGCTTGTTCTCTGATTTTTGCAAAAAACTTTTGTTGTGGACCATAAGCAAGACCCACTTTAGTTTCATCTAAAGTAGAATCATCAGCTTTTTCATGTTTAATAAAAATATCATTAAATAGAGTTCCAAAACCAATTATGGTTTTTCGAATAATTTCATGATAATAATAAGTGCCTAACATTAATAATCTCCAAATGGGTTACCTTCTGTAAAGTCAAGTAAAGAATCTGCCTCACTCTCAATCTCCTTGTTTGAATCAAAAGGTTCTTCAAAACTATCGTCAGTGTAAGAGTCAACAACATATCTAGCTGATGAGATAGATCCTACTACCACTTCTCCAGCACTGAATTTGCCACTATTTAGAGATACTTGAAGTTCAATTGGTGGATTTACATTATCGATGTCTACACGTTTCTTGAAGTTTCTAACTCTTGCAGTGGTTCCTGATAGTGATCCAGTAACAACTTCATTATATAGATATGTTCCAATTCCAGTTGTAGAAATACCAGAAAATTCAACAGTTGGTGTGTCAACAATACCTATCGGATAATATCCTGTATTTAAGAATTGTACACTTTCAACACCAGTAGCATCATTAAGAATCACCTTACCAGAAGCAGACGTTCCACCAATACCATGTGGTCCTGTGAATGTAATTTCTGGTTCAACAGAATATCCTTTACCTCTTTCACTTACGAATACTGTTGAAATTCCGTTTGCCACTATTCCAAATGTTACTGCAGCACCTGTTCCACCACCACCCTTTAGAATAACTAAAGGTGGACTCTCTGGATCATATCCATTACCTGGATTAGTTAATCTTATTTCTTTTATTGATTTAGATCCACCTTTAGATGTTGTAATAGCAATTGCTTCAGCATTTATACCATAAGGAGAAGGTGATATTTCTACTGATGGTGCAGTAATATATCCAGAACCATCATTTACTACTGAAATAAATCCAATCATTCCAGTAACACCAATTCCAGCAATACCAATTGCAGTAACTGCGGTTCCAACCAGATTAACCGTAGTAATATATCCTTGATCTTCTACTGTGTTATCAACCTCATCAATTGAAGTTTCAATAAGTTCATTCTCATATTCATATAACTCACAACTTAGTTCATAAGTATAATTTTTTCCTAATTGATAAAATGGTTTTTCTGATTCAACTCTTTTGATTTCAAATAATCTCTCACCAAGAGGGAAATATATTAAGTCTCCTTCTTTTGGTCGATTAACTAAATCCTCAAAAGTGTAATCAGTTATAAGACCATCTTTAATACCTGAAGTAATACCTTCTAAAAATGGTGTTATAAATTCTTCAAATCTTTCTTTTGATATTGTTAAACTTACTTCATTTGTCAATCTTAATCCAAATTTAGTCATTAAATCACTATTAGGATTATAACCATCAAAATTGTTTAAGTATGCCTCTATAGCAAAAGAATCATCAAATTTTGATGATTGAACTTCTCTAATGATATTGTCAGTTTTAAAAATTTTTCTTGGTAAATAGAATATTTCTACACCATATATTTTTAACTGTTCATTAATTAAATCTTGAACTAAAAATTGTTCATTTTTAGATCCTTGAAGAAAGAATGGATTTAATGGCATTTTCTCATTATCCTATAAAATCAAGAGGTGGTAACTCATATTCTAACATCATTCTTTGTCTAATATCTGCTAATTCTCTTTCAGCATCCTCATAATATTGTCTACCATTTAATTCGACTCCGCCTGGTAATCGAGTTCCACTAAATTTCATCATATTTAAACCCCATTGTCTTTTTATTAAAAGTGTTAAGTATCTTTTTAAAAAACTATCATTAAAAGCCTTTGTAAATTCAGAAGGATCTAATGCTCGATGGCAATCGATAACTAAAAATGTATCAGTATTCTGTGCTTCCCAATCAATATCTAAATATAATCTATTCTGTCTTTTATTAAATCTTATTTGTTTATCTGTTGTTAACAAATGATCAATATCTTCTAAGTACCTTTTAGTCATTGTATATTGAAGTAACTCAACTGAATTGAAATAATAAAGATCATTTAAAAATAATTGATATTTAATACTAAACATCCCACCAGATATTGAACTGGTATCAAATTTAAAAATTTTCTCTATACCAATAACACTATCAGGAACCTGTATAAAATTACTTGTTTCATAAAAGGACGATGTTGTCGTACCATAACCTGAAATATTTGTTGAAGTTCCAGTTGTCGTAACTATTCCAACACCTTGAGTACCATCTGCTCTGCCCCTATCTAAATCATCTTGTGTTATTTTGTACTTTAAGTACATTCTTTCAACACCATCAAAATGTCTTTCATTAAAATATTGAATCGCATCATCAACCAGATCTTCTATTTGATCATCATCTACGTTTATTTCTAAAACAGGTGCACCTAATTGTCTTAAACAATAGTCTATTAATTCCTGTCTACTACTTGGTTTTCCCATTAATACGATCCTCCGTCAATCAATCCAGCAGTGAGTGTTCCAGTTGCATCTATATCACCTGACACTGATAACAGTCCACCATTAAACGTTAAGTTAGCATTGTCCTGCAATTCTCCTTGGTTTCCAACATAAACAACACGTCCTCCAGTTAAATCTGATATTTTAGCACTGGATGCTACGATACCTGCATCAAATGTAGATACACCAGCAAAAACCCTCATACCAGAGGCAAAAGTCGCAATTCCTATAAAAGTTGAAACTCCAGTTACATTTAAATCTGTAAATGTATTTGGAGCATTTGAAATTGCTGTTTCTATTGTTGATGTGGTTGTTGCATCTAATGAGATAATATTTTTCAGTTCACGACTTGCACTTACTACTTCAGTGTTTCCAATGTAAAAAGATCCAAAAGTACCAACTCCAGATACATTGATTTGTCTTCCTGTTATTTCATCAAGTACAATATCATCTTTTACGAATAAATCTCCACCAACATACAAATCTGAAGAGGTAGTAACGACTCCTACAAAAGTAGATAAACCAGATACATTTAATGCTTGTACATCAGTATCACCAAGAACATTTAGAGCACGACCTATATTTACGTTTCCTACTATACCAATTCCACCAGCTAATCTTACAGAACCTGAAGTTGTTGTAGTAGATTCAGTGGTATTTGAAAATGACGTAATACCTGTTATGGCAATTACTGAGGCATCAATTGTATCATTTAAGACAAACTTTTCTGATACTGTATCCCATACTAGTAGTAAACCATCTTCAGCTTTACGATTCGAATCGACATCACTTAAATTAACTAATCTTGTCGGTGGCGAAGAAGCATTAGATAATACTCTGATTACATTTTGTGATCCAATTCGATCATTTATAGTTGTCATTACCTTGTAACTCCAGATCTGACGAGTGCTGCACCTTCTATGGCTTTATATTCATTACCACCAGAAGTTATTATTTTTACATCATATACGTACCTTCCAGGTTTTAAAGACACTGTGTTAGAAGCAGTTAAAGAAATTGATATTATCCCAAGTTCGGGATCAGTAACTGTTGTTGCAAACGATACTGCTTTTGAAGCAGATGCATGCTTTCTAATCATTGCTGTCGTCCCCGATCCAGTCAAATTTAGAAACTCATTCGAACGAGTATCCTCCAATTGGAATGAAGTATCAAAGTCATAGCCTTGTTCAATTACAATGTTGGATACATATACTGCCATTATTAATCAATACATTTTTAAATATTTATATCTGGGAGGATTTATTGATTAATTGAGTTAATAATGACTTAAGTTCATCGACTTCAGACCTCAATCTTTGTATTTCATTGTCTTGATTTAGTTTTTGATCTCTCATTTTTTTGTATTGCAAATAACCTTGGGTATCATTGTTTATGATAGCACCTGATTTTTCCTCTCGAAACAAATGTTTATGTCCTTTAACTGGAATCATTATGCTAATGCAATTGCACGTAAATCTTTAAATCTTGGTGGATATGCTTCATTAGTTCCACTAGATACAATTTTAATTTGGAATCCTACAAATTCGTCTAAATTATTAGCTGTGAATTCATATTCTTTAAAATCGTTATCACCAACACTAGCAGGTATTGATACATCTGATTTTCCATTATTTAATCTAGGATCAACAACCAGTTTATCAATTCCGACATCCTGTAAATTATCAAAACCAGGAAATAGTTCATATGTTTGTTCAACTTCACTCGAATCAGTTTTAAATAATCTATATAAAACTCTAAAATCTGCAGACGTATGTCGATAAGCACCTACTAAAACTTTAAGAGATGTTGATGCTTGTTTTAGATTTATTTTTTGTGAAATATAACATGCAGCATGAGGGTCACCAACCAATCTATTTGATCTAGGATCATTTGCAAAATCTTCAATAGGTTCATTTAATCTATTCCTTAAAAATCTAAATGTACCATTCATTGTATCTAAAACTGGTGATAAATTAACATCAGTAGTGCTAAATTTAGTTAATAATGTAACTGACTTATTTCTAGGTAAATTAGTTAATTTAGCATTTTCATCAACTTTTGAACATAGTAATCTTGGTGATGATAAACGATTAATTTCGTTAAATTCTACATTTTCAAATCCTTGATCTACAAAAGATATTTCAGTTCCACCTTCACTTGTACCAGAAACTGATCTCAATTGAGAGGAAATTTTAGTTGTAGTTGCGGGTGTAGACACATTAAAGGATGGAATAAATGCATCGTATTGGAAATTTTGTGATCCAACAATCAACTCTCCACCACCAACTTTTTCAGATGTGAAACTTATTTGATTTATACCACTTGATCTATTTTGTAAGTTTGGTCTTCCAGCACCTCTATCAATTTCTAAGAAATATGAATCTATATCTTTAAGAGATTGTAAAGTAGCGTTTGTAGGCATATTGTGAATTGTATTAATACCAGTCATTGATATTCCATTAAATTCATATTTGAATGCCTCGTCACCTACAAAATGAGAATCTTTAAGAGTTCCTCCAAATCCTCTTTCACCAACACTTAAAGTACCTGCACCTATACCATCATAGAAAATTATCTCTTGACCAATTTTCACATATCCAGTACTAGTTGATATACCTTCAAATTTTGTAAATGAACTTGTATCTGCTACAGAAATAGTAGTATCAATTGATGTTATATTTTCTGTTAATGTTGTAGGAACAGTATCTGGTTTAATGTTAGCAAGTTGAACTATGTTTTGATCAGATTTCATTGAATGATTATACTGATTAACTTCAAGTATATTACCTGTATGTAAATCACCACTAATAATTGAATCACCTCTTACATTTACTCCAGCTGCGGGTACGATTGTATCATTTGCAATATCAGTATAGTATACTAATTCTCTACCACCATTAAATTTTTCACCTTGAACATTAGTTAGATATAATGTATCCATTCCAAATATTTCTGTAACTGTAACTTGAGCATCGGTACCTGCATTTCCAACATCTGCTGTAGTTATTCCTAAGATATCACCTGCAACATATCCATTACCAGTCGCAGCAATCGCTACACTTGCTACTACTCCTCCAGATGTTTGAATATTTGCCGTTGCTCCTGTACCATCACCAGTTATAGAATATAAATTTACATTAAAATATGGACCACCAGAATATCCAGTTCCAATACCAGTTAAAGAGTTACTAGATATTGGTCCTCCAAATTTTTCTACAAATCCTTTAGCATCTGTAGAGTTTGTATATGGTGCAACATTTGATGCTGAAACTTTTATACCAGTTGTGATAATATTAGATAAAGCTGTAGTAGTATTAATACCAACCTTTAACTTTCTAGGATAAGTTTTAATAGAATTGTTCTGTAGTTTAGTGTTTACTTCATCAGTGACAGATAAATCAGAATTAAATAATGTAAGAGAACCAGGAGTGGTTGTGAATGCACACTTATAAAGATTGAATTTTAAATCCTGTGTTTGAGTTGGTGTCCAAATAGTTCCATTTTGTGATTTAAATAAACTTCCTCCCAAATATTGTTTACTAACAATATTTTTAGAACCTTCATCAACTCCAAGTGTTTGTGTTTCAATTGTTTCCGCACCCATCTCAGCAATCCATACTTTATATTGAATTGTTGCTGGTGCCAGAATAACCATTGCATATTCTCTACCAGATTCTAAGTAAATAGGAGATGGGAAAGTAAATCTCGTAGGTAGTGTGGCATCAGTAGATGTTTTAATAATAGATGTTCCAGTAGAATCTAACTGTGTAGGATCTAATGTGACTTGAGCATAATCTTGAACAAGTTGATTTGTTGGTGTTCCCAATTCAACATCTCTAATCTGTACTGTTATTGGTATATTATTATCTTTTGAGGCAAAATATAAATCTAAAGAAGATAAGAACATTCCTGTTTCATCTACAGTAAAAGATTGTGCTAAAGGATCATCATCATCATCTGGTGGATCTAATCTTGGGGGTGGTGTACGTACAATAGTTGTAGATGTTGTAAATGTATTAACTATACCTGAGGTGACATATCTAGCTTGGCCTCTTGTAAGTCCAATTCCTTCATCACCTGGTAAAGGTTCTGCATTATTAACATCTGAAGTTAATCTAAATGTCTTAGTTCCATTAGTGAATCTTAATGGTGGTGGTGGACTTGTTGTTGGATTTCTAAAGAAGAATGCTCCAAAAACTGTGCCAAATTCATCAGGTATCAATCTAACTGTTTCAATTGTAGCAATGGCACCACTAGTTTCTCCAACTAATCTCATACCTGAAATAACTCTACCAAAGAATTCACCTTGAGCATCTTGTACTAACGAAGCAATATCAATATTTAATACTGTTGATGACTCTGTATATGCAGTTCCTAAAGAAAGTGAATTGTTGTATGGATTACTTGGAAATACTGTAGATGGTGTAATATAATTTCCAAATTTATGATTTGGTTGTGCAGTTCTAAATGATGCCAATTTAGTTCCTAATGAATTAAAACCACTGACTGTTTCACCTGTAACAAATGTTCCAGATACCATAGCAATTTCAAGTAGTTTTGGAACAATATCAATACCACTTCTACCATCAAAGAATGGATAATGCCTAACACCTGGTGTTAATGAATATGCAGTAAATCCAACATTTCTAGATCTAATAAATTGAACTGGTCTAGAACCTGATTGAATACGATTAACAACTGTATCATTTCGATCACCAAGAATAGTTCTTGTTCCACCATCAATTTCTTCAACTCTTGTCCAGTTATCTGAAGATGGATCTAATAATATTCTACCTCTACGAACTACAACTTCATAGGGGTTAACATTCTCAACTTGACTTGCTTGTTCATTACCAATATCAGATTTTACTTCATCATATGCTAATGTAATTAAATCACCAGTTTTTTGTACATTGGTATCTAATAAAGTTAAATTTTGAGAAAAATCAGCAGAACCTAAATCAATATTATCTGCTACACCTATTAAAGGTTTAATTGAATACTCATCAATTGGAGCAACCATTTCTTGTGTTAGTGTATCCACATTCATGGTATTATCTTGATTATCTAAATCAAATCGTAAGTTATCTTTAAAATCATCTACAAAGAATCCTGATTTAAATCTATCTCCTGTAGCATCTTTTATTTGTAAAGTTTTAGTATCTAATTCTAATAAATTTAAACTGGTAACAATTTCTAAATTTTCAATCCTATCTTCCAATCTTCCAATATCTCTCATTGTATATCTTTTATTATCAACTAGAGTTATTTCAGCATCATCTGTATTGTACAAATATGCTGGAAGTTTAATAGTTGCAATATGCATAGATCCATCAAGTAATGATGGTTCTTGTGGATTTCTAGATGATGTTCCTTTTACAACTGCAAAATCACCTTCATAATCTTTACCTGGTGCTAAAATAAGTTTATCAATTCTTGGTAAGAAATAACTGTATCCCAACCTAGAATCACCATGGGGAGATACAACTAATGATGGTGTTGCACCATTATCTCCAAAATCTCTAGTGGTAAAGGCAAATGGTGATGCAGCATTGCTAACTGTAGAAGATACTCTTGGTCTAAAATCTAAAGTATCTGTAGCTCTTACATTATTTTCCAAAATAGGAATATCATTTTTAAATCTATCAATATCATATGAATTTACAGTAAATGCGTCTCCAGAATCTGTAGATGGAACAACATATGAATTAAATACAATTAAAAGTTTTCTTGATGGAGCAGAAAAACCTCTCTTTCTTACAATTCTTGAGTAATCATAATATTGTTCTCTTTGACCTTTATCTAATGTATATTTTTCTGTTATGTTTAAATTATTTCCAAGAGTAACTGCTTGAACTGTAGTAACTATATTTGATTCTTGGAAAGTTATCAACTCCCCTAAAGTAAATTGAACATCAGTAAAATAAACAATTTCAATATTAGAATCATCAATTTGAGTTACTAATTGTGCTATAGCTCCACTTTCATTACCAACTAATTTTTCACCAATAATTGTATTAACATCTAATCCTAAACCTGACACTGTAGTAATTTTATCAAATGTAGGATTAACCTCATTTTTTGATTCCAAAATAGAAACAACTTCAATTACATCAGGCACATTTAATGATATTTCTTTATCTTCAACTCTCAATCCATAAAACTGATTAAATGCTAATCCATTAGTAGATGTTGAAACACCACTAGTTGTTTTATCAATTACTATCTGATTACTTCTAGTATATTGTTTAGATTTACTTACAATCCCTTGTTTTTCTATGGTAATATTTAAAACTGCATTTCCAGTTTGTTCAGAAAGACCTGAAAACTCAACTTGAGAACCTCCATCTACTAACTTAAATTGATCTCTAGTTAATGGTTCAATTTCACCATTGTCATACATTAAAGAATATCTTTGCGTATCAAAATTGGTATAAAATGCACTATTTATTCCTAAATTACCAGGAATTGGTTGTACTATTCCACTACCACTAAATGAAGAGTTTCCTGTTTGTGCAGAAACTGCCAAAGTAGAATTTCCTAAATTAACTTCACATATGTTTTCATCAGTTAATTTTGCATACAATCCAGTATTCTCTTTGTCAACTATAATAGGTGATGCTAATGAAATTGAAGATGTGGTATTTATACCGACTTTACCTTCATTTATTCCACTAACAGTTGCTACCCCAACAACATTAAGTGTTTTTAAATCATTACTAATACTAGTAACTCTATTAAAATTAATATCAGTGGATCCTTGAGTTTGGTATTGTATAATAGAATCTGTTTTTATGCCACTAAATGCATTTCCTGGTGATGTTATAGTTCCTGTAGCACCAAGATCAGCTGAAGTAATTACGCTATTGTTGAAAGCTGGTAATGTTGGAATATTAATTGTTTCTAATATTGTATCTGCTCTAAAGTCTATAAAACCACCAATCAATGTTGATTGAAAAACAGATTTTACATCACCTATGGTATATTGTTTTACTGTGGTAATTGATCTAAATTCTTTCTCTGATTCGTTGATTAATATTTTTTCTCCAATTATAAATGAACCAGATGTTTGTGATAAACTAATTTGTGTTCCTCCATTTGGATCTACATTAACAAATCCTGTGGCACCACTACTAGCACCTCTAATATATGAACTAACTGGAGTGCTTAATGCTGAATTTATTCCCAAAAATGTATATGTTTGAACATCATACAAAAATAAGTTCCACTGACTGGAATCGTCCACATACGCAGCATTCCTTAAAGCAAAAGAATAAACTCTCGCTTCACCTATCTCATGTGCACCAGTATCTT